GGTGCTTTAAGACGAGCAGAGAAAGCTGGGATAATAACGCACGAAGAAGCTGTAAGACGAGCAAAAGAATCGCAAGATTCATATGAAATGCAACGATTAATGGGAGCGACGCGTAGAAAATAAAATCGCGCTTGCGCCTCGCGGTTATTTATGCTTTACTAATTATGGCACCCCCCGCTCACCGCGAGGGGTCAGAAGTACCGATCGTGAAAATGACCCCCTTCTTACCCTGACGGGGGGAGAGCCGAACCAAACGGGCTGGCCAGCCCACTTTTATGATTGCGGCCTGCGCCCTAGCGCGGCCCGCTAGCGCCCTTGATTGTGCCCCTGGGCACTAGGGGCAACCCCCACAAAAAGGGAGCAACCCAATGGCCATTCTACCATTTAATTGGAAACGGCAACCACCATGGAACTGCCCCATTTGTCAAGGGACAGGGAAGATGGTTGATCGACTCTACAGCAATGTTCCTCCACAAGAATGGCAATGCATTGGTCGTAAGCGCCCTAAACCTCCTAAGAAAAAGGGAGCACTGAAAATAGTTGAAACCGAATTAAGCAAGGCGCAGCGTGAATCCTGGATGGAACATGCTGCACGCCTCAATAATCATTGTCTATGCGTTGCCATGTCAAAACTTGATTACACTGTGCTAAGACGTACTGCGGCACATATACAACGAATAATTCATAATGAAAGACCCAAGCAGCACGACTTAGATGACCCTCTCGACGACATGTTTCCAGGACCCTATATCCACCCAGAGTTCCTTAAGTAATTCCTACTTGCGCCTCTGCCAATAATGCTTTACAATAGCGGCTTGCCAAACAAGGAGGGAATTCATGGCTAAACAACCAGGAACTGATATTCAAAAAGTACGCAGCGAACTATCAGCTGATCTGATGCTCGATACAGAAAAAGATGCCGGAATGGGCATCAGTTTTAAGCAAGAAGACCAACTTCTACCACTCATATATGTTCTGCAATCAGGCTCTCCTGCTGTTGATAAACGTGGTGATAATTATATCGATGGAGCTGAACCTGGTGATTTTTGGTTGCGAAATGCTTTAGACCCTATTAAGAATGGAGAAGAAGGTATCATAGCTATACCATGTGAAATGACTCGTGCATGGATTGAATGGCTTCCAAACCGGCAAGGTTTCGTTGCACGACATGATACCCCACCTTCTGATATGAAAACTAGCATCGTACGAGGAGATGATGGACGAGAAAGGCAGGCCCTTGTTCGGGGTGTCAACGGTAATATCATACAGGATACGAGAGAATTCTTCCTGCTTGTAGATGGTCAGCCGTTCGTATTTCCCTGTACTGGAACAAAGCACACATTTGCTAGACAATGGAACACCTTCTTCAAACAGTTTCTACATCCTAAGACCGGTGGTATCATGCCAAGTTTCAGTCGCAAGTATCGGCTGACCACAATCCCCTCAAGCAATGCCATCGGCAAATGGTTCGGTGTAAAATTCCAGGATGAAGGTTGGGTCAAGAAATCTGAGTATGAGGCAGCTAAAACTCTGTGTCTAGCTGTAAGGAAGGGCGAAAAAAGGGCAGAAGCACCTGATGCCAGACATGAGGAAACTGGCACTGGGGATGGGGCAGAAATACCTTTTTGAAATAGTTCTCTCTATGCGGGAAAGTGCCGAGTGACCGGACGCACTGCATGGAGAAGGGAGCGCGGTGACGGTTCATAGCCTTATCACCGCGCTCCACCTATAAATAGGAGGAAGATATGATCGAACCAACAATCTTCCTAGGGCCACCGGGGACAGGGAAGACAACGACCCTACTAGATACCGTTGACCAGGAAATGGAAAACGGTGTCCCGCCTGATCGTATAGGATTTATGACCTTCACCAAGAGGGGAGTAGAGGAGGCTATTAGTCGTGCTACTGATCGGTTTAACCTGGAACGAAAACAATTTCGATATTTCAACACTTTACACAGTGCCGCATTTCGGCACCTCGGCCTCAATACCAATCAAGTATTCACTGGCAAGCGTATTCATGAGTTCGGAAAAGCCCACGGGCTGGACCTACATGGAGGTCTATCCTCCGACGATGGTACTTATTCCAGCTTCTTTGGTGACGATCTAATTTTATTTGTTGAAAACTTTGCACGCATTACACTTCAACCTTTAGAACAAGTACTACGTAAATATGATTACGAATTGCCACTAACAACTCGTGTATGGCATATTATTCAAGAATTATGGAAATACAAGCAAGAGGAAGGCTTATATGATTTTACAGACATGATAGAGGAATTTGTAAAGTTAAATGATCCACCACGATTAGAGGTATTAATAATCGATGAAGCACAAGATCTTAGTGAATTGCAATGGAAAATGATCTGGCAACTTGCCCGTCACGTTAAACGGATGTATGTTGCGGGAGATGATGATCAAACCATATTTACATGGGCAGGTGCTTCAGAACAATTTATCCATATGGATGGCCCTGTACGACAGCTTCAGCAAAGCTATCGGGTTCCACGCAAGGTGCACCACTTGGCTACCAGAATTATAAATCAAATTTATGATCGGCGTACAAAAGAATGGAGGCCAAGGGATGCTCTTGGATCCTATAAAACCATCGAAGGTATCTCACAGTTAGATCCAGGGGGATTAGATCCAGGATTAGGCAGTGTAATGCTATTAGGACGCACAGTAAAGTCATTGCGACAGAAGTTCATTCCATTTTGTAGGCACCATGGTCTTCTTTACCGGTATTTCGAAAACCCGAGTATCAAACCAACACAGGCCATTGCCATTGATGCATGGAATCAACTCATACAAGGTTATCGTATATCGGTAGACGATACAATCCGTATCTATGATCTACTGCCCTCGGAAGGTCACAAGAAGAAGAAAGGGTTGGTAAGAAAAGGGTTTAAAGCTATACTAAAACGGCTGGCTGATCAACCGGAACCGCCAAAACTCTGTCTGCAAGAATTAAAGAATGACTACGGATTGTTAGCTGAGGGAGGATGGAAGGATGTATTTACTGAAATCGAGTCGAAGGACGTGGAGTATATACAAAAAGTCCTTAACAATGGATTTAGCATACTCGATAAACCTCACATTCATATTTCTACAATCCACCGAGTTAAAGGAGGGGAGGCGAATACAGTCGTATTACTTTCTGACACTTCGAAAGCGTCGGATAGAATGGCTACCACGAATCAAGATGAGGAGACAAGAGTCTTTTATACCGGCATTACCAGAACTTTTGAGGACTTAATCGTGGTACAACCAGATAAAAGACATTATTATGGAGGGCTATTCGAATGAATATAGCAGAAATAAACGATCCAATCGAAAAGTTTGTCACTTTCATAGCGGAGAGAGAAGCAATTAGAGTACGCCGGTTTGTCATGAAAAAAGAATGGCCTTGGACAGATGATCCTATCCTCCAACAATATAGGTTTACAAATGTACACAGAGAAGACGATGCGGTATCACAGCACTATCAAAAATCCGTGCGCAACCGGTATATTGATAATTCTTTGGTCTTGCCTGCCACAGTCATTTATAGATGGTTTAATCGTCCTACTACTTGTGATGCTATCTTCAATACCGGTAGTAGGTCGATTTTTGAACTCTACATGAATAGTTGTGATCTCAGTATTCTTCAATCCTGCATAAACCAGCTAGAACCTCCCCATGTAACTGGAGCATATCTCATTCCCAGTAAACCAGGATACTCAAAAGCTGAAGGTGTGCTCCAGTATATTCATTCATGGTGTACACAAGAATGGTATGACATATGGAAGATGTGGCAGAAGGATCCACCGTTGCTATCACAAATGTATACTGAGGTATCTTCAGTAGGTTTAGGAAGCTTCATGAAAGGACAAATAGTTGCAGACCTCAAGTATCTACCTTTCATGAAAAAGGTGCCAGACTGGTGGATCTGGGCAACTCCTGGTCCCGGAAGTCTAAAAGGTTTGAATATTGTGTATGATCGACCAATGATGGCTCCATGGCATAAAGGTGAATGGTTAATTTCACTCCAGGCATTAAGTGATCTTATTACTCCTTTGCTGGCTGGATATGGCATGGACAAGCTTCATAATCAAGACCTTCAAAATTGTCTTTGCGAGTACTCCAAGTATACGAAAGTCGCAACCGGAGTAGGTCGCCCTCGCCAAATATTTAGAAATAGGAGCGCGGCATGACACTCCAAATTATTATTCCTACTCGTGGCCGCAAGAATCAACAGCTTACAGTCCAGAACTTGCCAAAAGAACTTATGTCTCGTACAACAGTAGTGTGTCCTCAAAAAGATTATAAAGCCATACGTGAGCTTCGAGAAGATTTTAATGTGATAGTACAGCCTGATAATGATATGTGGATATCTCCAAAACGTGAATGGATTAACCAACAATGGTTGAAATGGGGTTACGACAAAGTTATTCACCTAGACGACGATTTACGGTTTGCAACTCGCAAATCAGACGATGATTGGCATTTACGACCAGTAACAAATGAAGAACTCTTAGCAGAGTTCCAACGTATGGAAGATAAACTTGGACCTGAATTCCCACACGTTGGCTTTGCTCAACGTCAAGGCAATAATACTATAGAAGAAGCAGGATGGAAATCGCCCGGCAAACAGGTCTGTACATTAGGATATTATTTGCCAATCGCAGTTAAAGAACTTAATTGGCATCAAGTATTATTGCGAGGTGATATGTGCTCTACTCTTCAACTTCTCTTAAAAGGTTATCCTAATGCTATATGGACCCAAACAGTTCACGACCAGCGTGGGTTTGATGCACCTGGAGGATGCAATACCTATCGTACTATAGAACTACTTAATTCTGAAGCAGAAAAATTCACTAATCTATATCCAGAATATGTTTCTATAGCCAATCGAAAATATGATAAGGAAACAAGAGCAAGTAAAAGAAGATCTTCTAGTACTCGTCTTGAGATAATCGTACAATGGCAAAAAGCACTAGAGGAGGGGCAACGTGTACGTAATCAACGCAGTCAATGTACGTGATGCTTTACCCAAGACAGTACAATATCTCCTCATATTTGGAAAAATAGAGGAAACACGAGGTGGTGAAGCACTAGTTGCTCCATCTCCGGTGACTATTTGTTATCGTAGTCCTAAACAACATGTTCTCATAAATTCATTGAGAGATGCTAATCCATTTTTTCATTTAATAGAGGCTATGTGGATGCTTGCTGGTAGGGATGATGGCAAGTTTCTTGACCACTACATCAAAAACTTTAGTCGGGATTTTGGTGATCAATATGGAATAATTCCTGATTCATATGGACACAGATGGAGATATCGATTAGGTTTTGACCAATTAAAAGAAATTGTTGAACAACTTACAGATAATTCTGGCTCACGGCAAGCAGTATTGCAGATATGGGATGATGATCTAAGATTTAATGGACCTAAGCCTTGCAATCTTATCGTAACTTTTCGTATCCATGATAGTCGATTAGATATGGCTGTATTTAATCGGTCAAATGATCTTCTTTGGGGTTGTTGTGGAGCTAATGCAGTTCACTTTCCTATAATGCAAGAATACATAGCAAATATGATAGGAATAGCAATAGGAGATTATTGGCAGATATCAACTAACCTACATTTATATATGAAACAGTATATGAATTTGCTTGAACGAAGAAAGAAAATTACTTCATGGCATGATCATAATAACGATGAACCTCTATGGGCGTCATTGAAAAATGATCCTAATTATGAACAAACAGAGCCTTTAATTAAATATCCAGAATCTTTCGATGAAGAATTACAAGAAACTGTGTGTATGATAGAAGATATAAACAAAGACCTAGAAATTTTCGATGATAATTTATCCCAACCGTTTTTGAGGGATACAGTCCTACCCATGGCCCAAGCGCATCGACATTATAAGAATAAAGCAATAGCCAAAGCACTTGCGGAAGTAGAAAAGGTAATTGCAGCAGACTGGAAACGAGCAGGAAAAGAATGGCTTCAGCGGAGGAACCATGATAAATCGGCATGAAATATATCGTTCACGATATCTAGCTGGTTGCGTCAGAAGATACTGTTCGTGGCCTATGATTGGAGAACAGACTGTAGGACATCACTGTTGGAGAATGGCTTGTATCTTTGTTGAGGTATTTGGAATGCCGCGAGCTGAAGTTCTTTATTATTGTCTTCTTCATGATAGTGGAGAGCTATTTGCAGGCGATATTCCATTTGGAGTTAAAGTGCAAATACCAGGACTAAAGGAAGCTATGGATAAAGCTGAAGCCATTGGCAGGCACCAGTTAGAACTAAAACTTCCTGAATTAACCAAAGAAGAAAGAATTCAAGCCAAGATATGTGACTATTTGGAAATGCATGAGACTGGTGAACATCAGATGAATCTTGGTAATAAGTATGCTGAAGCTGTAATGCTTGATACCATGTATGCTGCACAGAAACTAGCGAAAGAGTCATGTATGTCGGAACACGTTAATGCTTGGCTCGCGGGACGAGGGAGTGGCAGACATGTCCGCTAATGACAAGAAGATCCCACACTACGCTTCGGAATATCAGCATTGGGATTTGGCCATTACTCTTCCAATGGGATATTTAGAAGGTTGCTCTACCAAGTATATTGCCCGATGGCGTAGGAAAGATGGAATAGAAGATCTTCATAAAGCCATGCATTATCTTGATAAATTGATAGAAGTTTATGTTCCTAAACCTATTCCACGTAACATGTCACGGAGTGAAGTACAATATGAAGTAAGCCGTTTCAGTGCTATGAACAAGTTAAGTGTGATAGAAGAAGAATATATTCTATTGCTCAGCAACTATAGATATGAAGATGATCTTAGAACAGCCCGACTAATATTAGAAGATATTATTGAACTTGCCGAAGGAGAACTTCTTAAGAAAATAGAAGAACCTAACCGACCTGGCACTCCAGACGACGGGGGCCAACATTCACTAATGGAGGATGATGATGCTGCTGGATAAGCTGATTCCGAGGAACTGGAAACAAAGTAAACGGAATAGAGATCCATTTACCGGTGATGTAAAGATTGGACAGTACTCATCACTACGAAAGCTTGCACGAGCCATGCGACGTGGAAAAGTGCCTGATGAACGACAGGTTATTATGAATGAAGCTATAAAAAGCGCCCGCCGGTATGGGGGGCAAGGCCATGTCCGTTAGTGGCACTACGTCCCTATCCCTGTGGCTTGGACAACCTTCAAATAGGTAGGTTTACCTTATGGCAACGCGCAAACCACCGATGTTTGATCAGTTTCCTTTATTCATGCCAAAGAGTTCATGGAAAATACCCACAGAACTACCAGACCTATCACATGAAACAGAAATAGCCATCGATACAGAAACCCGCGACGATATGCTCGCCAAGAACAAAGGACCAGGGTTTTATGCTTATGAGCGTTCTAATCCTAACACAGGATTCATTTGTGGTGTGTCTGTTGCTTGGAGGGGCGATCATACTATATATATCCCACTCCGACATAATTCAGAATCTAGCTGTTTCGATCATTATCAGATACAGAAATGGCTTACTGATCTCTCGTTACAAAATCATACAAGATTCATATTCCATAACTTTGGTTATGACTGGGGATGGATAAATGCTGTATTTGGAATTAAACCACCTGCTAAAATTGATGATACAATGGCCATGGCAAGTATGATAAATGAAAATCTATCATCATTTTCTTTGGATAATCTTTGTCGAGAGTTTGGATTACCCGGTAAAGATGAGAGACTTTTAATTGAAGCAGCAGGAAACTATAAAATCAAACCAGAAGATGTCAAGAAATATATTTGGCAATTAGGAAGCAGATTTGTCGGACCATATGCTGAACAAGATGCTAAAAGCACATTGCAACTCGCTCAAAAGTTACGTCCTATGCTAGTTAAAGAAGGTTTAGAAATTGCATATCAAGTTGAATGTGACTTATTACCTATTACCTTGAAAATGAAGCAACGTGGCATTCGTGTAGATACATTAAGAGCTGAGGAATATTCTAATCAGATTTTTCAACGATGTAAAGACGACTTATTTGATTTTAGCAAAGCTGTACGGACACCTACTTGGGAGGAACCCATTACAATAAAGCATCTGAGAAAAAACGAATGGTTGAGAAATCGATTTAAGGATTATGGATTATTACAAGAGATTCCTCGTACTAGACAAGGACATGCCAGTTTTGAAAAGAGTTATATGGCCAATCATCAACATTGGTTTCCACGCACAGCATACAACATCAAACATCGATGGGATTTAGCTGATAAATTTCTAAGAAATTTCATCTTGAAATATGCTTTAAACAATAGGATCTATGCTACGATCAATCAGTTCCGCAGTGAAGGTGGTGGAGCACGTAGTCATAGATTTAGCTATTCTGATCCTCCACTACAGCAAATGCCTAGCCGGGATGATGAATATGCCCCACTTATTCGTTCCTGTTTTATACCAGAAGATGGACAGCTCTGGTGCAGCATTGATTATAAGCAACAAGAATATAGACTTATTGTTTTTATCGCTGAACTTTGTAGAGCACGAGGAGCTAAAAAAGCTGCTGATATGTATCGCAATGATCCAGATACAGACTTCCACCAATACGTTTCAGACATTACTAGGTTAGAACGACGTAGAGCCAAGGATACTAACTTTGCGAAAGTCTATGGAGCGGGTATAGCGAAGTTTGCTTTAATGACAGGACTAGGTGAGGAAGAGGCAAGAGAAATCTATTATCAGTATGATGAAGAACTACCATTTGTGCGTGAAGCATCAGATCGTTATGCACGATATGCAGCACAAAACGGGTACATAAAATTGATTGATGGAGCACGCAATAGGTTTAATCTTTGGGAACCAGCCACACGAGACTATGTCAGGGAAGATCAATATAAAGGAAAGAATCTTAATATTGACACATTGCCTTGTTTAGAAGATGAGTACGAACGCCGTAAGAATGATAAGAACCATCCCTGGTATGGTGAGCGTGGCAAGCGATCCTATACTCATAAAGCTTTTAATCGGATGATCCAGGGTAGTGCTGCACGTCAAACTAAGAAAGCTATGGTAGATCTATGCAAAGCTGGATATCAACCGGTATTACAGCTTCATGATGAATTATGCTTTAGCCTGGATAATGAAAAACAAGCTAAGGAATGTGCTAAGATAATGGAGGAAGCTATGCCAGCAATTACTATTCCAATGCTGACAGATGTAAAGCTTGGACCATCATGGGGACAATTGAAGAAATGACTAGAGAAGAAGCTGTAAATTTATATGAATGGGCTTATGGATCTAAAGAGTGTGTTTTCTTAGACACATCTTCAGTGCCACATTTTTCTATGGAAGGGAAAATAATTACCTTAGCTAGAGTATTTCTTTCTATAAAATTGGGTCGTGAATTACTTTCTGGTCGTTGTGCTTGTCACCGCTGTGATACTCCAAGATGTATAAACCCTGATCATTTATTTGAAGGAACATATAAAGAAAATACAGCAGATGCTAGAGAAAAGGGTCGATTAAATTGGAAACCAAAGCCAAGACCTAGAAAACTGAATTCAGAACAGATTCAAGAAATTAAAAGACTATATTTTAAAGAAGGATTAAGACAAGTACAGATAGCTAAACGATTTAATGTTGGACAACCTTTAATCTGTAATATTTTGAAAAAATAATTTTCTTCCAGGGGTTGCCTTTTGTCCGCTGATATGGTAAAGCATATAATTGTTGATGAGTCAGCCAAATAGGGAGAAAATCATGGCGATTCTGAATCCTACCGGTCCGCAGTCCGGTCCTACACCTGTTCCTGCTTCCAAGCCTGCGGGAGAGAAGAAGGAACCAAAAGCCAAGAAGGAAAAGACCGGTGTTTCTAGGGCACGTCTGCCCAAGCCGGACGACAACCATGTCATCACGGTGCTCAAGCCAAACGCCAAGAGTCGTAATGCCGGTGATCGGTACAACCAGTTAAAGACTGGCATGACCGTCAAACAGTATTATGACATCATGACGGCCGCACCTTGGAATCGCACCCCTGGTGAAGTCTACAGGGAACTTCGTTGGAATACGGATCCCGAGCGTAAGCTGATCAACATCGGCCCAACAGTGGTTCCGGTGCCTGCTCCGGCTCCAGCTCCGGCTCCGAAGGTTGCGTGAAGTATCTTGTCTTCCTAACAATTTGTGCAGCGATCCCGGTTGTATTCACCGGGATCGCCTATTTTTCTATCTATTGGCATCACAAAAGTTTTGATTAATGAATTTAATTGTTCTCGATACCGAGACATCTGACTTAGATCCGGATAAAGGAGCTAAGCTTCTAGAAATTGCCTGGATCGAACTCAGTCACACAGGCCAAATGTGGCAACAAATTTCTTTCGGTGATTATTATATTGAACATGAAAATATTCATATTAATCCTCATGCCCAGGCAGTTCACCATATTCGCGGAGATATGTTAACCAAAGAAAAAGGAGCACAGCCACGATATGATGTATTGCGGACCCTACTTAATCTTATCGAACCAAGTACAATTCTTGTTGCCCATAATACAGACTTTGATTCTAGATTCTTACCTGAGATCGTCAGCCCCTGGATATGTACCTTTAGATCAGCTAAGCACATCTGGCCAGGAGCACCCGGTTATAGTAATCAAGTCTTACGTTACTGGCTCAAGCTCCAACCAGAGCTTCCCTTTGGTAAGTACCCCCATCAAGCTCTATATGATGTCTCCGTCACAACTAGCATCCTATTAAAGATGCTAGAAAATCATACACCAGAACAATTATTGAATCTCTCCAAGCTACCGGTTAGGTTGAAAACTATCGGGTTCGGCAAACATAAAGGATTAGATTTTAATCAACTTCCCCCAGACTATCTTGCTTGGCTCCGCAGACAACCTAACCTAGATGCTGATTTAATACACACACTGAATTCTATTACAAAACGATGAAAGACGGCGACCTCAGAACTATATTTCGTATTCGATTTAAGGATTTCCAGTGGTCCTCTGTCGAAACAGCTGGAACAGCAAGCGGAGTTCCTGATAGTGAATTCTGTACACCTAACGGAATACAAGGTTGGATAGAATTTAAACAGACCCACATTCATCAAGTTGGTATAAGACCCTTCCAGGTAGCATGGCTAATGCGACGTTGCCGGTATGGGGGCAATGCATGGATCGCCGTGCGCCGTACCCCTAATTCTAAGAGAGAAGCAGGTATAGATCAACTATGGCTCATGCGTGGTGATCAAGCTCAAGCCTTAGCAGAAGGCGGATTAGAGTGTGTATATGCAACAAGATGGGAAGGTGGCCCAAACAACTGGAATTTCCAGGAAATTAATTATATACTTCAAAGCCCTATACTTCTTAAAATTGCTGTAGTATAATGCTTTACAAAAAGGGGACCTAAGGAGTTAACTTTGACCAACTTGGAACGTGAAAACCAGCTTTTACGAGCTGTAGTAAGGGATCTAGCAATA